CGGCCCGGTAGGCCCTGGAGAACTCGATGCCCCACTGGGCCCCGTGGCCCCCGCAGTTCGCGACGTACTGCTCGTGGTCCGCGGACGGCGCGAGGGCGTGCGCCCACTCGTGGACGAGGGTGTCCGCCAGGACGAAGCCGGTCAGGCTGCGGTCCAGCTGGATCAGGAAGCCCGGGCCCATGTGCCGGGTCACGGCGAGGGCGTGCTCGGACTCGATCAGGCCGTCGACCCACTGGACGCCGACGGGCCCGTCGGGCTGGACGTGCTCGTGGAGCCGGGCGAGCTCCAGGTTCAGGATCTCCTCCGGCGTCATCGTGAGCGGGCTCTGCCCGCCCTTGAAGAACCGCAGGTCCTGCCGGGCCGCGTCGGGCCGCGCGCACCCGACGGCGATCGTGAGGACGAGGAGGGCCCGCGGGGCCCAGCGGGCCCAGGCGAGCGTGAGGCGGTCGAGGGTGCTCTGGGTGTTCATCTAGACGCTCCTGTAGACCTGCTGCAACCCCGGAGTCCCCGAGGCCGGCGTGGCCGTGCGCGTGACCGCCGGGTCGGCCACGGCGACGTTCGTCGAGGTGCCCGCGCCGTCGTTCGTGACCTCCAGTCGTTGGGCCAGGTCTACCGGGGTGGCGTAGGTCACGGTGCAGACGGCGCCCGAGCGCGTCGAGGTGACGCCCGCGAGGGCGTCGATGGCCGCGTTCAGGCCCGTGGCGACCAGGGTGGCCGTGTCGCCCCCCTGGACGGTGTACGTCGCGGTGAGCCCCAGGACGTGCGCGGTCCAGACGACCCCGGTGGCGCCCGGGGCGGTGATCGTGAGGGTCCTGCCCTCGGTCGCGACCCACGAGGCGGCCCCGAAGTCCGAGTCGAACCCGCAGGTGGCGTCCGCGTCCGTGGTGATCGAGACGGTCGAGCTCGACCGCGAGGCCGAGACGCCGTCCAGGGCGTCGATCGCGAGCTTGAGCCCCTCGGCGACCAGGGCGGTCGTGTCCCCGAAGACCGTCGTGTAGGACGCGACCCGGCCCCCCAGCCGGACGGTCCAGGCGGTCCCCACGGGGCCCGGCGAGGTGACGAGCAGGGCGACGGTCCAGGTGGTGTTCCCGGCGACGTAGTCGCGGGTGCGGTCGAGGGAGCGGGTCATGGGGACTCCAGGGGGTCAGGGGGCCCCATAGGGGTCCGGGGGGTTCTAGGATGGCACGGTTCTTGCGTGCCTCTGCTGATCCTCGTGGGATCAGCTGGGACGGGGGGTGCCGCGGGGCGTCACGAACGTCTTCGGGCGGCGCTGGTTCCGGGTCGCGCGCTCCAGGAAGCCCTCGATCGCCTCGTCGAAGTGGCGGTCGCGGGTCGCCTTCGAGGCCCTGTCGACGTCCTTCGCCATCGAGTCGGTCCAGAGGCCCACGGCGCCGGCGAGGGCGTCCACGCGGTCGTCGTGCTGGAGGCACCCGCGCTCGCGGGTGAGCCGGGTGATCTGGTGCGCGAGCAGGTAGTGGTGCGCGGTCTCCGTCGAGCGACCCGGGGAGAGGTAGTCGTCCCGCAGGAACACGTCCGGGGCGACCACGATTCGCCTCTGGGCCATCGCCGGTTCGAGCACGTCGAGGATCCGGAGCTCCTTCTGCTTCGTGACCTTCACCGACTCGATCGCGACGGGGTAGCCGAGCTTCTGGACGTGCGGGAGGAGGAGCTTCTCGAACATCCCGTCGCCGAAGTTGGCCTCGACGACGATGCGGTTCACCTTGTTCCGGAGGGCGGCGCCGGCGATCACGGACATGACCGCGTCCGAGTAGCCCCCTTCGAGGCCGACGCACTCGGGGATGTAGACCTGCCCGTTCAGCTGCTTCGAGACGCAGTACGCCGTCTCGTCCTTGCCGGTGCCGGACGGGTCGACGTACATGGCCGAGCCCTGCCACGGGACCCACAGGCACTTGTCGGGCAGGACGCCCCCGAAGAAGCGGTCCCCGTTCAGGCCGTAGCACGGGACGTCCCGGCGCTCGCTACCCGGCGCGTTCGAGTAGATGATGCGCTCGGGCCCGACCTCGTCGGGGAAGTCGAGCAGGATCAGGCTGGACAGGCGGAGAGGGTAGCGCCCGACGTCCGCGAGGGACGTGTCGAGCATGTACTGGAGCGCGAAGCCCGTCGGGCCGTAGAGGGCCCGCTTCTCCTCGATGACGAGGGGGCCGAACCGGGTCGGGTCGGTCGGCTCACCGGGGAGCGCGCGCCCCTCGTCGAGGGCCTTCGCGAGCGAGGGCGCGAGCCGGCCGCCGAGGGCCGCCCGCTGCTTCGGGGTCGGGTACATGACCGGCCACACGACGACCTCGTAGTGCCGCTTGTCGACCAGGGTGTTGTAGAGGGACTGCTCGGTCTGCGGGGTCCCGAGGTAGACCGTGCGGCCGCCGGGCTTGAGGATGGCGCCGAACTCGCGTGACTGGAGCTCGACGAGCTCGCGCCCGCCGGGGGTGAGCGAGTTGTTCGAGGTCTCGACGTCGTCAGGGATGATGAGGTCCGCGCGGTACCCGTTCAGCTGGGAGGTGATCCCGACGCTCGACACGGACGCGTCCTTGCTCGCGGGCGCCAGGCGCACGTCGAAGAGGGACTTGCCGTGGCGGGACCGGCCGTTGCTCGTGAGCTCCTTGAGCCCCGGCACGGCCTCCTCAATCTGGCCGGTGATGAAGGTCGAGACGTTGTCCGCGAACCCCTTGGACGCGGAGACGATCAGGATGTTCTTGGTCTGGTCCCACCCCAGAGTCCAGGTGACGTACGTCGCCGTGATCCACGTCTTCGCGACCCCGCGGAACCCCTCGATGACGAGGTGCGTCGGGCCGTGCTGGAGGAACCAGGCCATCTCGTTCTGGACCGGCGTCGGCGCGGGGTGCTTGAGCGCCTTCCACACGTAGGCCAGGTAGTTCCGGAAGTCCTTGAAGCCCGGGTTGTCCTTGAAGAGGGAGATCGTCGTCTCGGTCTCGACGGGCCAGCGCACTACGACACCTGCTTCGCGGGACGGTCGATGTTCGCCTCGGGGTCGCCGGCGCCGAAGGGCATGTCGTCGACGAGCGACCGCAGGGGGGTCTTCGGTCGAACGCCGTCCGTGATCCCGTTGTCCACGAGGAACTTCCGGATCGCTTCGAGCTCCTGGACGGTCGCGGGCACGCGCCCACAGTGGGCGCACGCGCCCTTCGTCAGGCGGGCGTGGAACTCCGCGGCGAGCCGCTCGTGCAGGTCCGCGAAGACGTCGAGGTCGTCGGGCTTCTGGGTCATGTTACTGCTCCGCGATGACCGGGAGGATGCTCGGTTCGAGCCCGTACCGGAGACGCTGTCGGTTGTTCACGAAGGTCTGGTTGTACTGCCGCAGCTTCGGGTTCTCCTTCTGGAGTTGCTCGAACGCGGCGGCGCGGTAGTCGTGGAGGACGGCGTTGATCCGGTCCGCGCGCGGGGACAGTTTCTTGTCCACGATGTCCGGCTCCAGCGCCTGGTACTGCCGGGACCCGATGAGGCGGCGGAGCTTCTCGCGGAGCGTGTCCCCGCCGAGGCGCACCGTGCCCGTGAGCTCGCCCCAGCGGTCGTAGGCGTTCGTCGAGCCGGCCGGGACCTGCGTCAGGTCTTGCCCGTTGACGGTCTTCGAGAGCGGGGAGAAGGGGTACGCGAGTCGGCCGAGCTCGCTCGTGACGACGTCGTCCGAGGTCTGCTTGAAGGCGACCGGGAGCAGGAAGTCCGCCCACCGGTTCACGTTCGAGCCGACGGCGGTCGTGCGCTGGATCGGTTCCCCGATGAGGTTGCGCTGCGGCGGGAGGGCCGTCGACAGGCCGGGGATGCGCGCGCGCACGGCGTCGACCATGCCGCCGATCTCCCGGGTGTAGTCGTCGCCCGCGGGTCCGACGGCGGCGTTCAGGGTGTTCGGGACGAAGGAGCCGGCGAAGGACTGGAGGTAGTTCCCCATGTTCTTGTCCGGGTCGGTCAGGACCTCCGTGATCTTCTGGATCCCGGTGAGGTACGACTTCTGCGTGATGTTGTTCGCGAACGCGATCCCGAGGCCGTGCATCAGACTCTTCGCGAACGGCTGGTCCTCCTCGTGCATGTGCCGGATCGTGTCCATGACGTCGGCGGCGGCGCCGAACATCGTGGCGACCGGGTCGAGGCGGGAGAACTGGACGTGCCCGGCGCTCGTCTTCACGGCGTAGGGGAGGTTACCGGCGGCGAGCCACGCCTTGCGCTCGTTCGGGTCCTCGGGCCCGCGGCCGGTGATGAGGCCGTTGTACGCCGCGGTGGCCGCGAGCGTCGCGAGGCCCGCGCCCGTCGCCAGGCGCCCGACGGCGTTCGCCTTCTGCTCGGGGTCGCCGGAGAGCATTTCACGGAGGAAGCGGTTCTTCGTGACGGCGATCGTGCCGTCGCGGTTCACGGCGCCCGTCTCGAAGATCCCGTGGTCCTTGCCGACCATGTAGCTCGCGAGCCCGTAGGCGTCGAGGCGCTGGCCGGTCCACTTGAGCAGGTTGATCGGCGTGTTGATGAAGGGCATGATCGCCGTCATCATCGGGTGCTGGGCCGACATGCGCTGGAGGAACCAGGAGATCGAGTTGGGCTCGGCGGGCGTCGTGAAGTTCCGGTCGCGCGCGTAGGAGATCGCCCGCTCGACGAGGCCCTGGTCGTTCACCGGGAAGAGCGTGTTGATCCGTCGCCCGGCGTAGTCGGCGATCTGCTTCGGGTCGGTGAGCCCGTGCGCGGCCGCCTCTTCGTAGGCCTGCTGCGTCACGGCCTCGACGGTCTTGAACTGGTGCCCGGTCGTGATCTGGTCCATCCGGCCGGCGATGTAGGCGTCGTGCTCGGCGATCGGGATGCCCTTCGACAGGGCCTCCTCGCGGAGCCAGGACTTCGCGTAGGTCCGGGCGTTGATCTGCGTGATGACCTGGTCCGACCGGCCGAGGATCTTCGTCGGCAGGCGGAGGGCGTTCGCGAGGAAGTCGACGACCTTCCCGCCGACGCTGTTCGGGTCCATGCCGAGGTTCTGGGCGGTGATCGCGGCCTGGCGCTGCGCCGGGTCAAGCAGGGCGTTGCCCGTTCCGCGGATCGCCATGTCCTGCTCGGTCGCGAGCTTCCCGAGCTTGAGGAGGTCCGGGATCGAGTGCGCGTTCTCGGTGGCCTGGGCCATCGCGGCGCGCATGACCGGCTCCTGGGCCGCGGCCTCGATCGCGTTCCCGCGGAGGCCGTTGTACCCCTTCACCAGCTGCGAGCCCATCATCTTCTCGTAGGGCCCGTAGATGCTGTTGCCCGTCTGGGACAGGATGTTCGTGAGGATCGTCTTCGGGGAGCCGAGGAGCGCGGAGATCCAGAACTCCTTCGTCATCGCGGCGACCTTCGCGGCCGCCGTCATCCGGGCGAGCTTCGACAGCGCGGCCGTGTTCCCGTCGGCGTAGGCGAGCTTCATCTTCGCCATCTGGCCCATGAGGAAGTCCCGCCCGCCGAGGGCGTTGACCTGGGCCGCGAGGGCCTTCGGGTTCGAGGCGAGCGCCGCGTCGAACTCAGGGAGCCGGTTCGCCATCCCGCCGGCCTCGGAGGCCTTCGCGAGGAAGTCCCCCATCGACAGACCGGTGGTGATGTCCTGGGCGCCACGGAGCGCGCGGCCGAGCTCGGAGTACATGCCCTGCACGCCGAGTTGGAGGGCCGCGTGGTACCGGAGGTTGTAGTCCGCGCGCACGAGCTCCAGGTCGAGGTTGCCGGTCACGCCCGGCGCCTTGTCGAACAGCTGCTGGACGTACCCGAGGTGGTCGACGTTCTTCCGCGCGACGATGTCGAGCAGGGTCTTGCTGGCCCGGGCGGTCGCGCCGAGCTCGGCGATCTGGTCGACGCCGGCGTGCACGCGGCGGAGCATCGCCTCCTGGACGCGCTCGGGCGTCTGCCCGACGATCTCACCGACCTGCTGGAAGGCCTCCTGGTTCATCTTCGCGATCGTGTGCGGATCGAGGGCGGAGAAGTCCTTCCGGATCGCCGGGAGGATCGCCTCGCTCATGGCCGACAGGAGGACCGGCACGCCGTCCTTGTTCTTGAACGCCGTGAGGTTGATGTCCCGCTCGCTGATGCCCGCGAGGAGCTTGTCGGTCTCCGGGGTCGTGCGGACGTTCGGGCCGAACTCGGCGCCCTCGGGGGTGAAGAGGTGGGGCGCGGCGGCCTCCTTCTCACCCATGCGGGCGACCAGGCCCTTCACGGCGTCCTCGTCGAACCCGAGGGTCCGGAGGCCCCAGTTCTGGCGCTCGGCCGGGCTCGCGTCGATCGGCGGGGCGCCCAGGGGCTTCTGCTCGACCGGCGGGCCCTCCTCGACCTTCGGGGCGCCCTCGGGGACCTTCGGGGCCCGCTGGACCGGCACGGCCGGGTCGGCGCCCGGGAGGTCGGCGGTGGCCTCGCCGGCGGTGGCGGCCGGGGATCCCGTGGTGGACGGGGGCCCGAGGGTGTCCGGGGGGGTGGCGGGCGTGCCCTCATCGAGGCCCTTGAGGCCGCGCTGGATCCCGTCGTTGTGCTCGGCGCCCGCCTTCGCGACGTCCTCGGCGACGGCCCCGTCGGCCTTCGCGGCGGCTTGCTTGGCCTTGTAGGCCTTGAGGCCGTAGAAGAGGGGCTCGATCGCGGCCGCGAGACCCGCCTGCTCCAGGCCGTTCTTGAGGCGGCCCCAGAGCTCCGAGTCCGACTCGTCCGACTTGAGGAAGGCGGTGATCGGGTTCTGGAGGGCGGGCACGGACTGGATCAGGTCCGAGAGGCGCTTGTCGTGCCCCTCGAACGCGGTGAACGCCGTGATGCCCGCGCCGGCCGCGGCACGCCCGACGTTCGCCAGGAGGCCCGCGCCCTCGCCGAGCTCGGGAAGTAGGCCGGCGAAGCTGCCGACCCCGCCGAGCGGGAGGAAGCCGACGGAGAACTGGGCGATGCCTTCGAGGGCCGACCCGAGGAACGTGTGCGAGTGGCCGAGCGGGCTCTCCCAGTCGGGGAGCGCGTCGCCCGTCAGAGTGTCCGCGAGTCCGTAGACCCCGTGCACGGCGTCGACCGCCCCGCGGAACGGCGCGGCCGCGATGTCGCCCAGGTCGAACCAGGACCCGTCGTTCGCCGCCTTCGCGGCGGAGTCGATGGGCCCGCGGTACTGCTGGTTCCGCTGGAGTCCGCCCTCGATCGAGAAGTCGAGCGGGGTCGGCGTCGGTTCGGGGAGGAGGCTATCGGGCAAGTTGGTCGCTCCGCGTGTTCAGTTCCAGCTGCGCGTCGAAGAGGCGCTGGAGGGATTGGTCGGTCGTGGGCATCCCGTGCTTCTCCGCGATGGCCCGAAGGTCGTCGCGGCGATTGTCGAACCAGGTCTTGAGCTCGGCGTTGTCCTTGAACATCTTCGTGGTGTAGAGGTTCACGGTGTTGTCGCGGATGGGCGACTCGGGCGCCGGCGCCTTGAGGTACGTGTCGATGATGTCGCGCGCCTGCTTCCGCTGGGCGTAGTACTCCGGGTGCGACTTCTCGAACGCGCGCGTCGTGTCGGGGCTGTAGCCCGTGATCTGGCGGTACTCGAACGCGAGCTTCTCCAGGGCCTTGACGTGCGACGGCGGGAGCGCGAGCGTGATCGACCCCTTGAGCAGGGACTCGGCCGGGATCCCGACCGCGGCGTGCATGTTCGTGATCGCGTCCTGCCGCTCGGTGTCCTTCAAGTCGGTCCGGCGGAGCACGGCGTTGGAGCCGTCGTAGACCGCGACCCGGGCGTCGTCGACCGTGTTCGGGGAGAAGAGGCCCCACAGGCCGGTGCCCGCGCCCGTGTGGTAGGACTCGACGACCTTCGCGACGTCCTTGGGAACGTTCGGGTCGGCGGCCATCGGGGCGACCATTTCCTTCGCGAGGGCCTCGCGGTTCGTCGAGGGCATCGCGCGGATCCGGTCGGCGGCGGCGACGTTGTTGCGGTCCGACGTGACGGCCGTGATGGCCTCCTCGGCGGTCTTGCCCTTGCCGCCCTCGGCGACCGGGCGGAAGTAGGGGACCCACTCGCTCGCCTTGTTCCCGAGAATCTCCTTCGACCGCTTGTCCGTGTAGTCGAGGACGCGCTTGTTGAAGTCCTCCTCGATCTTCGAGGGGTCCGTCGCGGCCGCGGTGGCGGCGTCGTAGATGCCGAGCAGGCTGCGGCGCGTGTCCGTCTCAAGGGCGATGGCGAGGCCGGCCTGGTCGGCGACTTCGAGGTTCTGTCCCTTCGCCGACGACAGCACGGCCGTCTTCAAGAGCTCGATCGTGCGATTGAACGCGGCATTGTTGCGATCGACCTGGTTCGCGCGGCGGTCCGCGTTCTCCCGGTTCTTCGCCTTCCACTGGCCGATCTGCTCGGGCGCGAGCCCGTTGTCGAGGGTGAGGAGCTCCTCGGGGATCTGCTGGAGCTTGTTCGAGAAGCCGACGATGGTGTTGACCGTGTCGACGTACTTGTTGCGCATCCCGTCCGCGCCCTCGCGCAGCTGCTTGGTGAGCGCGTCGCCGTGCTCCTTGTTCCACGCGTCCATGTGGTCCGAGCGTTCGGCCTCGGGCAGACCGGCGACCTTGCGAGCCTCCTGGGCCTGGGCGACGTTGAACTCGCTGATCTTGTCGGCGGCCTCGCGCTGCCACGACTCGCCGGCGCCCGTGGGCAGGCCGGGGGTCGACGCGGCCGACGCGAGCCGGGACGCCGTCGCCTTGGCGGACGGGGAGTCGAGGAGCGGCTCGACGCGGTGGAAGTTGTTGATCTCTGCCTGGACCTTCAAGCGGTCGCCGGCGCTGATGGTCCCCTGGGCGAGCTCGGCGTCGAGGAGGTCCTGCGCCTTCGCGGCGTCCTTCGAGCGATTCAGGGAGCCGAGGATCTCTTCGACCTTGGCGTCGCTGTCGCCGGCGAACACGGACCGCTGGATCTGGCGGAGGTACTGGACGTCGGCGCGGGTGTGCTCGCCGCCCTTCTGCTCGGCCGCGTACTGGTTGATGTACCGGTCCATTTCGGCGGACTGCGCGACCGGCGGGAACCCGAAGGCGCCCTGCGCGGCCTTCGCCGCCGAGAGGGCCTGATCCATGTTCGAGGCGGCCTGACGCGCGTGCAGCTGCTCCTCGGCCTCCATGCCGGCCAGCTTGATCTGCTTCAAGCGGGTGGCCTCGTTGTCGTAGTGCTGGATGAGGTCCTTGATCTCCGGGCCCGTGCGCGCGTCCTCGCCGATGGTGAGGTTCCCGACCTTCGCGTTCTGGACGAGCCGCAGGAGGGTCGACGCGTGCGACAGGCCGGAGCCGTCGTCCGCCGCGGCCGCGTTGGCTGCCGCGATCCGGAAGCCGTCCATCGCCGCCTTCGCGACGTCGACGCCCTGGAGCCGGTGCTCGTTCGCGATCTTCGAGAAGTTCGCGAGGGTCTCCTCGTCCGTCTGGCCCTTCTGGAACTGCGTGGTCGCCCAGCGGCTGAACTCGTTCGCCGTGTTGTCCTGGTACTCCTTCGCCATGTTCCCGGCGAGCTTGTTCGCCGCATCCTGCCGGTACCGCGAGTCGATCGCGACCTTGAGGCCGTTCGACTCCTTGGCGCCGTAGTAGTCCTGGAAGAAGGGGTTGTCCTTGTACTTCGCCCACGTCTCCTGGATCACCTGCTCGACGGGCTTCGCGGGGGTCGGGTTGCCGTCCTTGTCGACCACGGCCGTCGCCTGCTGCTGGGCGGCGATCAGGTCCGACTCGTACTTCGACATGACGCGCCGCGCGGCGGACTGGGTGAACCCGACCGTGCGCCACTCGTTCTGGGCGGGCGTGATGTCGCCCTTCTTCTCCGCGTTCAGGAAGGCGGCCTGGTTCAGCTGCTTCTGGTACTCGACCTCCCCCATGTTCTTGTGGGCCGCGGCCAGCTGGTCGATCAGGTCGTCGCCGGCGTCGTTCCCGAGCTTCCGGCCGATCTCCAGTTCGGCCTCATTCTGGCGCTCCTTCTGCTGGAGGCTGATCTTCGCGAGCGTGCCCGACAGGCCGGCCAGCTGCTCGAATGGGAGCGCCGCCGCTCGCGGGAGCATGGGCGCGTACGGAATCGGCAGGACCGACTGGGCCGGGCGGAGCGACGGCTCGCCGGGGTCGTAGTTGACGGGCACCCTAGGCATACTGGTTCTCCGTTCGGCTGGTCGTGAAGTCCCCGATCGGCGCTCCCGGGTCCGCCCCCGCGACCGGGCTCGACCCCGGGACGTTCGCGTGGATCGGGGAGAGCTCCTTGTTCTGCATCGAGAGGTTCAGGTACGACCCGACCCCTTGCAAGAGGATGCCGAGGTAGCTCGGCGGCTGGACCTTCGCGTAGGCCTGCGCGGCCTCGGCGCGCGCGCCCTCCTGGATCGCGGTCGCCTGGTCCTTGAAGTTCGCGTCGAGGAAGGCCTTGTTCCGGATGACGGCGCCCTCGTACTCCGAGGCGCTGCGCTCGAACCCGGCGTGGAGCTCGGCCGCGGTGTTCCCGCCGATGCCCGACTCGCCGATCGAGACCCGGAGGGTCCCCTCGGCCATGCGGGCCTTGTTCGCGTTCGTGCGGATGGCCTGGGCCGCCTGGGCCGCCTCCTGCATCTGCCGGGTCTGGAGTTGCGTGTACTGGATCACGGCGGACCGGTTGGCCTGCGCCGCGGCGTCGGCGGCGACCGCGAGCTCGCGGTCGTACTGCGACTTCGCGCCGAGGATGGAGAGCCCGGTCTGCGCACCCAGGAGGTACGGCGCAGCGGCTCCGGCGGCGGCGAGGGGGAGGCACATGCGGTTCTACTCTCCGTTCGGGTTGATGTCGCAGGTCGGGACGGCCATTTCGATGAACGGGAGCCCCAGCTTGCCGTAGTGGTTGTGCACGCGGACGACCCGGAAGCCGACCGACTTGAGCCAGCGCAGGTGAGCGATCTGGCGGGCGTCGACGACGCAGCCGAGCACGTCGAAGTCCTTGCCCATTTCCTGGAGCCAGAGGGCCGTGAAGCGGCAGAAGGACTTGCCCCACACGCGGACCCGCTCGGACCCGAGGAACCAGACACGGCCGAGGCGCGCGAAGTCGACGTCCTCGCTCGGCACGACGCCGAACATGGCGGAGGGCTCACCCTTCCACGTCACGGTCCAGCACGGCTTGCTGGCGAGGAATCCGCGGCCGAGCGCCTCGACGGGCTTTTCACCGGTCGCCGCGACGATCTCCGCGAGGTCCTCTGCCCGAAGGCGTTCGCCGAGGAACACGGTGTCCTCGCCCTTGCTCTCCCGAACCTCGATGTCGTCGGCCGGGTGGCGAAGGTCTGCGGTCATCCTAGCTCCTGTTGTACGGGGGGAAGGCGACGATGTCGTACTTGACCTCGAAGTCCGCGCTCTCGAACTTGGCCGGGAGCGGGCTGTTGCTCACGAGGTCGATCTGCGCGTCGCGCGCGTAGACGCCGAACCGGATCTCCTCCGTCATCAGGGGCAGGTTGCCCGCGACGACGTGGCGTCCGTTCGCGCTGGTGTACTCGACGGTGAGCATCGACCGGAGGTAGGGCGTGAGCTCGACGGAGAAGTCCGCCGTGTCCTGGACGCGGACGATGCCGTGCTGGATCTGGAGTCGGCCGTTCGCCTGGACGTGCTGCTTGCCGACGCTCGGGTCGCCCGCGTGGATGTAGACCTTCGAGAACCGGTAGCGGAACTCGAACGTCTGGCCGATCCAGACATCGTCGAGGGTGTGGTCGCCGGCCGCGGAGACGAGGGAGCCGCCGTCGAGCGTGAGGTCGATGACGTCGCCGCCGTCGTTCCCGTTCGGGCTCTTCGTGACCGCGACGTACGTCTCGTCCGTGTCGGGCTCGTAGTCGAGCGTCCAGGTCGTGCGGTCCGTGTCGGGGTCGTAGGCGCTGTCGGGCGTGTCGACCCGGCGGTCGAGGTGAGTCAGGTAGAGCGCCCCCGGGTCGGTCCGCCCGGAGACGAGCTCCGAGGATTCGAGGTGCGTGCCGTCCGGCCGGTTCACGACGAGGTAGAGCGTGTTCCCGATGAAGCCCATGCCGAGCACGCGCGCGTTGTCGCCGAGGACCCAGCGGCCCCACGCGACCTGGTAGCGCGCGCCGCCCGCGATGAACGTCTTGAGCATGTAGAGCTTCGACTGGTCCCCATCCGCGAGCGTCAGGAGGATCCCTTCGAGCTCGGTCGTGGCGAACTGGATCGCCTTGCCCGACACGTACTGCGGGACCGCGATGCTCACGTCGTCGACCTGGAACTGGTTCACGACCTGCGGGTCCGCGATCATCTGCCGGACACCGGTGAAGCTGCCGCGGACCGCGGGGAAGTAGATCCCCTGCGCGACCGTCACGGGATCGGCATCGCGGTCGGAAATGTACTCCAGGATCGGGGACACCTGGACGGACGCCGGCGTCAGGAGCGGCTGGCCGTCGAGCACGAAGTTGACGTGGTCCGACAGGAGGACGAGCGTGTGGTTGTAGGCGACCGCGTGGGAGAGGGAGATCGCCGTGTGGTGCGGGACCTTGATGTCGATGGGGTCGCTGTCGACGACGTCCTGGACGGTCGTCCGCCAGAGGTTGAAGAAGACCCCCACCTCGGACATCACGACCTTCTGGCCGCTGATGAAGCCGAGCCGGTTCCGGAAGAAGAACACGTCGGCGATGGGGTCGCCGTCGGCGATACTCGGGTGCGGGGCGCTCGTGATCTCGTCGTCACCGACGGTCCTGGAGGCCCAGTCGATCGGCGCCCACTGGAAGTACTTCGCGTTCGGCGTGCCCGTGACCGTGCCGGATCCGTCGTCCTGCTGCCGGG